GCGCCTTTTGCTGTTGTTGCGGAGGAACCTGTTGACCCCTTGGTGAATATTTTTGTAAAAATTTATCTATAAATGCCATATTAGTAACTATTCTCGTCTAAATATTTGAAAAATTCTCTAAGTCCGCTTATTTTTCCTTCCCTCATAAACAATAACTTCATTGTTTCAAACTCCGTTGCCCCAATAACATTCTCATCCTGCCATCTTTTTATAACTTCATCTACATAACTTGTCAACGCTTCCCATTGTTCTGTTCGGGCGAGGGCTTTAAGTTGATTTGATTTTAATTTATCCATTAACTCATTTGTTTAGTTACATTTCCAACTTGGGTTGACATGGGCAACTGACTTTGTGGAAGCACCGTCGGATTCTTTGACGTGCCTGCCCTTGATTGCATTGATTGTCCCTGCGGTTGTCCACCCTGCACATTTTGTCCCTGTATTGGTTTTCCATCCGGTCCCACTTGTGGTTGATTAGCAGGATGATTGGGGTCGGGCATAAATAATTGCGGGGTATCTTCCTGTTGAGCTTGTTGAATCCAAGTGTCGGGCAACCAGTCTTCCTCGTCTTCTTCATTTATTTTTATAATCTGTTTTGCGGCTTTGTAAAATATCTTCGGGTCTCCTGCCAATAATGGAACTAAAATATTAAACAGTTGAAGTTTAACCTGCTTATCAATTTCAGAACTTGGGGCAAGAATTGATTTTGGAATTACTTTAAAAATTCCTTTCCATTTCAAATATCCCAATTTAATATCTTTCCCAAGCTGAAAGAATTTTGAATCCTTGCTCTCAAACATATTTCCATCTCTGTCTTCAAGGTGTAAGGAAAGTTGCGGGTAATAAGTTGCCTGAACTTTATCGGGCTCTTCGTCTGTCTTAAACATTTGGGTGTGGTCAAACCCGCTTTCTTCTTCGTATTTTTTCAATTCTTCCGGCGAATCAAACTTAACTATATCAGGGGTTGTATAAACTTGCGACATCCAAGATAAAGTTATATAGGCATCTTGCTCAATAGCTTCTGCAATGTTAGCCAAAGGCACAACCAATCTTTTCATTGCCGCTTCGGTAGCTTGCAAACGTTCAGTTGTGGTTGGTTTTTTTCCAGTGTTAGCCATTTTCCCTTCAATAGCTGGGGATACGCCAGAGTTGTCGTCTAATTTTTGTTTTAAGAAACCCAATCCTGTCCAACTCTCATCTCCGGGTCCGGGAATATCAGACCAAGTAATGCTTCCATTTAATATTTGTTTTCCAACACCGGGCTCAATTTTAATCTTTCCATCATTATCAGTGCCGGCTAATCCTGTCGTTCCTGTATAGAAAAACATCTTCATAATAGAAAGAACAAGCTGATCCATCGTCATATTAACCATTTTGTCGTAAAGCTGTTTGTCCTGCCTGATAATTTCCCACAAACTAACTCCATAGGGCAATTTTGAATCTCTTAAAATCCACATTGACTGCCACAAAGAAAGCATTCCATCATCATTTGGAAGCGGACTCGTGTGAAGGACTATCTTTTTCTGTGGAACATAAATCACATACAAATCCTTTAATCGGTTTTCATAAAATCCAAAAGTGATAATGTCCTGACGCATTTCAGAATCATTAGCGGTTCGGTTTGGATTATTGGCGTCAACTGCGGCTGGAACTTTTGCGGACTTTCCTATTGTTTTAAAATTAGGGTACTGTTCAAATTCTATTTTTGCTTGGTCGTAAGTATAATCAACTTCGTAATAACATTCATTCATTGAGTAATAATCATACGGCTTTGTATTCTCATCAATCCAAGTTTTCCACGGATCCATATTCTCTTTAGCTACATCATTAAACCATTCAATTTCTTTTTTGTCGTACTTATCTTTGCTCGGGTCGGTCGGGTCTTTTGAAACTAAAACTTTTTTATTATATTTTACAACTTTAGGGTATGACCTTCCAACAGCCCACCCGTATTTCATTAAATTGAAGGCAAACAATTTTAAAATCTCTTTGGCATTTGTAATTTCCCAATTTCTTTTCCACAGCGCGTACATTAAAGCATTTCTCTCTTCAAATCTTTTATTAAGAGCCACCAGCATCGCTTCTGGGTTTTGATCTATAATAACGGAAAGTGCAATTTGAATCTTATTCAAAAGCATCGGGTCAGAGTTATCGCTTCTCCAATTCTGGGACTCATCTCCAATCGGAACCAAGCGAGAACGAATACCGGTCTGTTGATCTGTTTCAAATCGTTTTCCCTGAACCGTCATCGGAAGTTCCTGTGGCACATATTCCACATCCGCTTCCTTCCATCTCTTTTCAATTCCCAGGGACTTACGATACTCTTTCATTTCCTTTGCGCGCTTGGAAACAAACTTCGCAATCTTTTGTTCAGATTTTGTTCCCTGATATACCGGCGGGGTTTCTTTCTTTTCCAGTTCGTCAGCTTTCTTTTTAGAAATACTTTTAACCGATTCTGGTTCTGGCTTTGTCGCGGTGTCGTCTATTGTTGTATCGTCTTCAGTCTCCATAATTTATGTTTCTTTTATAACTAAAGTCATAATGACTATCTTGATTTTTTAATGATTCTATTCTCCTTTCAACTATTGATAAGGGTTTGCGAGTTTTTTGTTCGCGCACGGTTTGAAGAAAATATCGTAAGTCGTCTAATGCGTCCCAGTGCTCCTTTCCCTGTCTCGTACTGTCAACATCTTCTGGATGAAGTTCATCGTGAATTGCTAACGGAAGGGTTCTAATTAAGTTAAAGCAGGTGCTGAATATTTTTAGCTTTGAATCGTTTTCTTTATCGTGTCTCAAATAATAATGAACCGAATTCCAACCGGTTACTCTATCTTTTGAAGCTGGAACCAAATCGTAAATTCCGTGCCTCGCATATACTTCTGCAATTGTTTCTGGCAAACCTAATTTTGAAAATGCCGCTGTGTCTATAATCGTATATTTATAATTCTCCGGCTGGTCTAACTCGTCCACACTCATTGAAACTATTTTATCGGCATGCTGATCTTCGTCATTACCCTCAGAATAATTTTCTTTATAAACAATTACCTTTCCATCATGGTCTATCGCATACCAATGGCAACTCGTAACCCCATCTCGTCCCGAAGGGTCTATGCTTCTAAACTTTGCCCAATGTTCGGGGATAATGTACGGGTCTATAACGTGAACATCTTTATTCCATTCTGTAAAAAATTGTCCTTCAAATATATCCCAGTTTCCTTCAATGTACGCCTTTCTCATTTTTTCTGGCAATCCTTCAAGCGCGGTATAATATGATTTCGCAAGGTTCGGATTATCTGTAGCTTTGGCGGGGATAAAATAAAATAAATCCTGTTCCTGTTCTCCTTCTTCAAACTCTTTATTCAGCCAAATATCTTTAACCCACTGATGACCAATTCCTCCGGGGTTGCTTCCAGCAATAAATTTTACCCCTGGCAAATTTGACCATCGCAACCTTGTCCTCAAAAAGTTAAAAGTATCTTTTGGATTTTTTGTCAATTCATCAACCGCTATGACCGCAAACTCGGAAGACTGATATTTTGAAGTATCGTCAAGATTTCTAAAACAAATCACTCCTCCTCCGTAACATGGCGCCAGTGTAAATTCTTTATCGTGTGTATTAAATGTGCCAAGATATGTCGGGAACTCTGTCTTTACTTTGCTTAAGTGTCTATCTTGAAGAGCAGGATAATCTTCACAAAATAATCCAACCCTAACTCCGCGTTTTCCTTCCTTTGCAAATTGCATTAACAATCTCACAAGCATCCAGCGCAACCAATAAGACTTTCCGCCGCCCATTGCTCCTCCGAATAAAATGTACTTATATTTTTCAACTGCCCTTTCAGCTTCCTTTTGTCTTTCAGTAAAATGAGCTAACGCATCCCACGTTATAGATGGCTTGCCTTCTGCGGTTAATTCCATTTTATAAAATAATTATCGGTACTTCTCCGTCAATGTGAAGATCTTGTTTATTGGCATGCAACTTATCCATTGCCTTCATTACAAATTTTTCCAAATATTTAAATGCAACTAATTCCTGAGCAGTTAAAGTTTCTTTTTTTGCTACCTTCTGCGCTAAAGCCAAATAAGAATTAACAATCTTATTCATTTCCTTAACCTGCTTTTCTGCAAATTGAAAATCCTTGCCCTTTGGGGTAAGTGCACCTACTGGTTTCTTTTTTCTACCGTTTGGATTTCCTGATACACCTTTTACAAACATAGTTTTTTTACTTTAGCCGGTTTACGGCTTTCGCGTGGACTCATTTAAGAGGTAGCCAACGTGATATTAAATTTCGGCATAAAGCCGCTAAAATAAACAAAGAAAAAGCCAGCTTATTCGCAGCTGGTTTCTGTTACAGTATTATGATATTTTTGGTTTGATACAATATCTGTGTTCATTACCTAACTATATAACAT